TGGGCTTTAATGCCCCACTTCTTGGCACGTTTGGCTTGAGCTTCCCGCTTTTCGTCACTGGCAGCATCTTTATCGGGTAGTTGATCGAATCGTGGCATAGGGTTCTCCTATGACCAATGGTAAGGGGAAAAGAGGAGGGCTTATTTTGAGACAGGGTGTTTTACTTTTTTGTCTTCAGATCTTTGAAGAGCTTTTTTAATAGTTTCTTCAGCTCTATTTGAATGAAATGAAACTTTATCAGCTAATCTCTTTAAATATTCATCTTGTTGCTCAGAGGTCATTTTATCAAACTCTTGCTTCTTTTTTGCCATACTTTCTTCATATCCTTTTAAACGAACGGCTGTACTATCAAATAGAAGCATTTCACCATTGAGACCTGTTGCCATTACTTTACTCCTTTAATACGCTCTACAGTATATTTTACATTAAATTTTGCAGATAATTCAACATTTATACGGTGCATTACCTCAAATAAAACCAAACCTTTATCCAGTTTACCTGTGCTTACTTCAAAATCAATCACACCATCATGTTTTATTTGTAAGTCACTAAACAGAGATCTTAAATCATCTGAAGGAATCCTAGCCCATCCGTTAGAAGGTCTTTGAATTTTATATCGGTAGTATTTCCCATCTCTTTCACCTATAGCAATCAATTCAGCTACATTTTTGTCCATTGCTTCAACCCAATCTTCATCGGAAAAGCTCTTGCCAAAAACATGATTATGTCCGAGTGAGACATCCCCACGCTGACGGAAGATATTGGCATAGTTCTTAGGAATAGTGACCACATAAGTATTTTTCTCTTTTGAGAACTTACCAAGAATGTTAGGCATAACTATCTTTCCATCTTTATCCCATGCCGTTGCCATTTCGTTTTCTAACGAAGTTCCTTTTACCCGTTTTGTAAACTTTACCAATCCTTGCTCAAACGAATTTAAGTCTTTAAAATCAACAGTTTCGACCTTATATTTCGGGTTTCCAATGGTTTCTTATCGAACATTTAGAAAGAGTCTTTTCCCATCTTCTCCAAAGCCTACCCCAAGCGGTTCTCTTAGTTCAGATAATCCAGTAGATTCCACTTCTTGAGAAGGGACATTCGATTCTGATTCATCATCAAAGTAAGGCAAAGCGACGCACCTGCATTGAATAGGTTGACCGGGATGACCATCAGAAGGGGGCTTATCCCAAGAGAAGATTTTCTTGTTACGTTTTCTATGCTGGGGTCTCACTCGTTCATCTTGAGCGGTTTGCCAGATGTACTTATCAATACCTGCTTCCAGATGTTGTATCTGAGTCAGATTACCATGAAACTTACCCACTTGATCTCTAGCAATGAGCTTGGCTTTATTCTCTCCAAATCCAAATTCTGTTTTGAGATGCTCTTTGATTGTTTTGATAGATTGCCCTTGTCTAATAGAGTCGTTAACCAGTGTGGTTAAACGATCTGCAACCTGATTCCCAAAATTCTTGATCAGTCTTACATTCTCACTGACAAAATCATTTATCGACTGGGACACTTTGGGGTTATTGATAAACGGATTGACTTCCAGTTCTTTTTTGTTAACAGATTCCATTTGCCTATTGAAATTCCGTGTTGTGAAATCTTTAACAAATACCGCAATAGACCTTACTTTAGAGCTAAAGCCATCCACTAATTGACCCCATTTCTGCTTAGTAGATTCAAAAATCGAATCGATTTGAGAATCATCAAAGCGTGGATAAATAAGGATTTCGAGATCCTTTACCATTTCAGAAAACCATGACTTATACAGTTTTAAAAGTTGACTGCGGTAATCTCTCTCCACTCCGAGAGGGTACTTCGTAAGTGGCATCTTCTTCTGTCTCGGTGGCTTTCTCTTTGCTAAAGTCGGCATCTGTTGGGATCTCCTCCCCATCTATGTTGTAAGTTCCTCTGGATGATAATTCTTTTCTGATTTCCTCAACACCTAACACACCATATTCTAGATAGCCCTTGTCAGTTTCCATATCCAGCTTATTGATTTCAGCTTGTTCTTTGCGTGTCGGTTGCCAGAGAGAATGGAACTCAAAATAAATGGGTTCTTTGAGATCAAGTTCAGCTTGAAGATAAGAAAAAAACAGTTCCAGTTCTGGGCGTAAAAGATTTTCTTGTGCTGATTTAACTTTGTCGTACCAATCTCTTGATTGACTCCCTCCAGACTCTCCGAGACTCGAACCGGGTGATTCGTTAAATAGCTTTGTATGGGGAGTATCTGACGTTGCAACGAGATGATCTTTAGAGAGTTTAACCAGTTCTGGCATCCCTGAAACCGTTGTTGATTTACGTTCATACGAATCTTCAGCATCTATTACAATAGCGTTGAAATTGCTACGCCCTGCATCAATACATTCTATTTTTGCTTTTATGGCTTCTTCCGCTTCTTCCTTGTTACTTGCAATAGCTGCGTTAAAGCCCAAAAACTTATACACCGTTTGGGCAATATCTTGAATTAAATGACTGACATTGCGTAAATTTGACCCATAGGCTCTCAGAGGCTCATAGTTCCGTTCCATGATTGAAGATGACCAACCCCGATTTTCACACCGATCCTCTTCTGTAGTTGTTGTTCCCTCAAAAATGAGGAGGCGTGAACGATGTATTTTAGCGTATTTATCTCTGGAGAGTTCGTAGAATTCAGGTCTGCGAAACCTGCCGTAATCACTTGGATAAATCCATTGTGCATCGATAGCAGTAGCTTCATTGATTCTCATAATACGATCTAAGGCAACGGGTTGATCAAGAGTCTGTCCATCATCTATGTCGAGGAGTATAACAGCACCACCAAAGAGTCTCGCCCATTTCATCGCTTGATTACACAAGGGCAAAATGTGCAGCTCGTTGAGCCGCTTGTCGATAATACCGTCTGGATCATTGGTAATTTTGAGGGGTTCACGGGTCATATCGTTTGGCAAAAGATCGATGATTTTAGAACAGATACCGTCTGTCCGGTATAAATTTCGTAGCTCTTGATAGGTGAGTTGGGGACGGTAGGAGAAGAAGGTGCGAGCCAATTTATCTTTAAACGTACCGAGTCCTGTGAATAAGTTCGTCCATCCGTCTAATCGCCGACTTGATTTGACTTTAGCTGCTTGATAATCAATTGATTTGTTTGTTTTAAATGGCCAGATCATTTTTTCTTCACCCAATTTAATAATGGATTATTTTTGACCCCGCTTAATTCGTTGAAAGCTCCACTGGCTGCATCCACTTGATCATCATGAGAGCCATTGGGGAAATCTTCCAGTTCCGATATAAAGTCATCATTCCAATCACCCTCAAGCATATCCACATTCCCAATTTCTGCTTGGCTTGATAAGGGTATAGCTCTCGTTTCTTTGTTTTCATCAGAGCGAATCATTTTTACGTCAAAGCCGGCGAGGAATCGTATGAGATCTTCTGCCTCTGTTTTACCGCTGGCACCCGGTTCTTGTTCTCCACGTAACTTGTATTTACTCCCAAAAAGAGAATAATCTTGAGCAGCTACCTGCTTTATCATTTGCCTGATTGCCCCAGACTTTTTACGGTCTTTTTTGCGATCCAGAATAATGAAACGTCCATTGGCTCTTTTTCCCATAAGGACACCTGCTGTCCAGTCTGGATCAGGATTCGATTGACTCGGTTCCGTAGCCGCTCTATCCCAGTAGCGAACTACAGCGATTAAATCAGTGGGAATCGATTTAACAATGGGAAAATAGTAGTCTCTGAAGTATTCCCCTTTTTCCTGATCAACATTCCAATTACCCTTAAGCAAACGTTCCTTTTCACTTACCGTTTGGGCGTCCAAATTACCTTCATAGCCGGGGTCAACTTGCATGAGTATTTGATTATCTTCCAGACGAGCGGGAATGAACGTGAGTGATTTGATGTGTTCTGGTTTCTTGTATGCGTATTTATGCAGCAGTTCCTCTTTAGAATCACCCCAAATAAGTTCACCTGATTCTCTGAAAAAGTGCCTCAACACACCTGATTTACTGTAATCAGGGTAAACCCCATCTGCATCGAGCCACCAACGAATGAGCTTTTTAACCCAGCTCTTTTTACTCGGGTTTGTTGCTGCCGTAATATAGGGCTGTAGACCACAAACAGAACGATTACAGGACACAAGCCCCAAAATTGCTTTTTCCGTAAACTGAATCAGTTCATCAAAAGCGATAACTGCGTATTCTGCACCGTCATGTAGTTCGACATCGTTCTCATGCTGCAATCCATCGAATTTTATCTTAGCTCCAGATGCCCATTGATAGTGCAACTCAGTAAGATTTTCGATGCCGGCGAAGAGTGGGTAAATTTGTCGAGCCTTATCCCAAAGTCCACCAGGGTTTTTGAGTTGTTTGCGAGTGCGACGAAAAAGAACAGAGTAGAATAAGGGATTATTGCGATACCGTAGCAAGTCAAGTAGCATCCCATATGATTTTCCACCTCCTTTTTGTCCACCGTAGATTTTTATATCAGCATTGCAGGCTAAAAAATCCCATTGTGGTCCTGGTTGCGGTCGAATTATTTTAACTGTACTAAAGGATTCCCCCACGAGCATTATCCGGTATTTCAGCAACTATTTTAACTTCTGAAGTACTCTCTACTTTTGCGTGTATATCCTGTTCTATTTTTTCTTGAAATCCCTTATGTTTGCCTTTCGTTTTGAGGTAAAAGGTAACAGCAGTTTTGCAAGGTGGATATTTGTACACAATCCACTCTTTTTTTACTGGGTCAT